AACAGTAAAAAATATAATAAATAGGTATTTAACAGGTGGAGAGATAGAACCGAATGAGTTTGAGTATATAAAGAAGTATTCTAGGTATTTGAAAAACTATAAATTTCTAAAAAAACAATAGAGGTGGCATATGACAGATAAGCAAGAAAGCCCAAAAAGCAAAAAAACCAAACAAGCAGCTGAAGAAATAATAAGTGGCAAACATAAATATTGCTGGTTAAAAATAAGATTAGATAAAAATGGAGAAGTAAATAAAATATTAAAAACTCCCTTTGAAGAAGAACTATAATAGTTATTTATTTAAGATAAAACTATTGCAAAATAAGGAATAATACTATATAATATAGAAAAGAGAAAATAGAATATATGAAAAAACTAATTTTCGACCCTGGTGGTGGATTAGATGAATTACAGATAAAAGTCTGTAGTTTTTCTGGTCCACCTTTTTTTATTTATCCTGATTAAAGCACATAACTCTGTACACGAAATAACAAAGGCTAAAGGTAGCAGTATTGAAGTTATGTGTTTCAATGGGGGTATACCTCACGATCGAAGTCTACCCACTACTAATTTTTTTCATATAAATGTCCTCCTTTCCCTCACTCGAGGGGATATATGGGAGCAGTAGCCTAAGTTGGTGAAGGCCTGAAGCTCACGAAGGTTCGATTCCTTCCACTCCCAGTTATAGCTATCATAAACACTTGGTAGCACTTTATGCGTAGAAGCATAGAAAAACTATGGGTCTACATTAATGGTTAGCAGTGAATGATTTTAAGGATAAGGATATCTATCTGAAAACCTTTGTCTGAATTCCAAAAACTGTAAAACTACTTTCAAAAGAAGTGGTCAGGAGAATGAACAATTGGAATAGTTTTCCTGTTTCGGCTGTTAGCAGTTCAGCCTAATAAAAACTGCATAAAAAGCCGCTAATAAAATTAATATAAACCAAAACTGTCACAGATGGATAGGTAAGGATTATACACTGCCTATCCAACATCTCAATAAAAAAAGGAGATGAGAAAATGGAACAAATTTTAGTTAAGATCGAGAATAAAAATGGTATTTTAGTAACAACAAGTAATAGGGTAGCTGAAGAGTTAGGAGTAAGACATGATAATCTTTTAAATAAAATTGATGATTATGTAAATAAATTTAGCTCGCCTGAACTTTCAGGGCAGTTCTATATTCCCAGTGAATACAAGACTAGAGATGGTAGAACAGTTAGAAATTATTTAATAACTAAAAAGGGTATAGCCCAATTAATAGGTGGTTATAATTCTTCTGTAGAAAAAGCATTTGATTTAAATGTGGCATATATCAACAGATTTGAGGAAATGGAGCAAATACTATCTAATAAAAAAGATTCAGACTGGCTATTAACTAGAGAGAAAGGAAAGCTAGTTAGAAGAAAAGAAACAGATGTTATACAAGATTTGATAATGTATGCAACAGAACAAGGAAGTCAAAATTCAGGAAAGCTTTATATGACTTATAGTAAGTTGGTAAATAAGCTGGTAGGTGTAGAACCTAATTCAAGAGATAAAATTGAATTTAAAAAGCTTATATCAATACAGCAATTAGAAGATTTATTCAGCAAGGTTATAAAAGATAACATGGATAAAAAAGTTTACTATAAAGAAATATATCAAAAATGTAAAGAATTAGGAACTCAATATATAGCTATAGTAAATTATGACATAAAGTTATTAGAAGTAGCTTAATTAAATAATAGAATATAGACTTCCTTACACCTCTACAAGTATGTGGCCCATGAGGAAGTCGCCTGATTAATACTCTTACATGATAAGGGTAGTAATGAGGTAAACAAGGAGGTGTCACAGATGGCGTGAAAGAACATGAGTTAGCAAAAATAGATTATATAGATGGAATACCTGTAAAAGAAATAGCAGCTAAATATAATGTTACAGAAGCAGCAGTAAGAAAATGGAAGTCACGTCACAAGTGGGATGTCACAAAAGAAGTGTCACAAAAAGTGTCACAGCGTGACAATGTGACAACCAACAAAAGAAGTAAGATAGACTGGTTAAAGCTAGAGACAGAATATGTCACAGATATATCTGAAAAACCTGTCACACTCAAAGCGTTAAGTGAAAAGTATGAGGTCAGTTATAAAACTATAGAAGATTATTCAAGCAAGAATGATTGGAAAGAAAAAAGAAGAGAATATAAGGGAAATGTCAGTGAAAAAACTAAAGAAAAATTATCTGATGAAACCTCTGATGTAATGGCCGATATCCTAAACAACATCAATACAGCACTACTACAAGCTACAGAAGAACTAAATATCTACGAAGAGGTAAACGGCTTTGGAAAGCTAGTTAAACACGAGACTGAAACTGTAAGGACAAATAAACTTGGAACATTAGTAAAGGCCTTGACCTCAATGCAAAAGATAGAGATAGAAAAGCAAAGGCTGGAGATTGAAAGGAAGAAGGTTGAACCAGGGGAGAAAGGAAAAGATAAAACAGGTAAGTTCCTTGATATGTTGGAGGAAATAATATGAGTAAAGACCTAAGTAGATTATTTACCAAAAAACAAATAGAACTTCTTAGGTGTAGTGTAAAAGAGAAGCCAAAGATATTGTTAGCAAGTGGAGCAAAAAGAGCAGGGAAAACTTATATTATGGATTTAGCCTTTATGAAACATATGAGACAGTACAAGGATATGGGTGTATCTTTCATTATTGGCGGAGCTACCAGCTCGACTATAAGAAGAAATATATTAAATGATATGGAAGAGTTTCTAGGAACTAATATAAAACTAAATAAAGAACAAGGCTTTGAGCTATGGGGCAATATGATTTATTGCTTTGGTGGAAGCAATTCTGATAGTTGGAAAGCGGTCAGAGGATTTACAGCAGCAGGAGCATTTCTTAATGAAGGTACAGCTTTACATGATACTTTTGTAAAAGAAGTTATATCAAGATGCTCATATGAAGGAGCAAGAATCTTTATAGATACCAATCCTGAAAATCCTATGCACTCAGTAAAGGTAGACTATATAGATAAGAGTGGGCAAACTCTTAATGATGGTAGGTTAAATATAAAAGCTTTTCACTTTAATTTATATGATAATACCTTTCTTCCATCTGATTATGTTGAAAGTATAGAAAAGGCAACTCCAACAGGAATGTTTTATGATAGGGATATACTTGGTATGTGGGTGGCTGCTGAAGGAATAGTGTACAGAGACTTTAACCAAAAAGTACATTTAATAGAAAAAATACCAGAACATGAAAATATAATAAAGTATATTGGTGGCATAGACTTTGGATTTGAACACTATGGAAGTATTGTAATACTGGCTAAAAGCGAAAAAGGTAATTACTATTTCATTGAAGAAATAGCAGAACGACACAAATATATAGATTGGTGGAAAGAAAGAGCTTTTGAATTGCAAAGTAGATATCATGGAATAACATTTTATTGTGATACAGCTAGAACAGAACATATAAGCAAATTAAAAGAGTATCCTAATAGGGTGAATGCTAAAGAAGCTGACAAGGCTGTAGTTGAAGGAATAGAAATGGTTGGAAGTCTTTTAAAACAAAATAAACTATTTTTTATCAAAGAAAAGTTCAAGAAAGGGCTCCAAGAAATGTATCTCTATTCTTGGAATGATAAAGGAACTGATGAAAAGGTAAGAAAAGAAAATGATGATGTTTTAGACGCTTTAAGATATGCAATATTTACAGAAAGAGCAAAACAGACATTTAGTTTTGATTAGGGTAAGGTGAGAAATGTTTGATTTTATTAAGGGATTGTTTAAGAGAAAAGATAAAGGGGGAGACATGACTAAGGATACAAGATATTTAGAATATTTAATAAATCAATTCCTTAGCTCCCGAGTGAGAATGGATATGTTGACAGGTGAAAGATATTACAGAGGTTATCATGATATTTTATACACCAAAAGACAAGCTATAGGTAAGGGTGGAAGATTGGTTGATGTTGATAATCTCCCAAATAATAAAATAATTGATAACCAATATGAAAGACTTGTAGATCAAAAAATTAATTATTTGCTATCAAAACCTATTACTTTTAAAACTGAAAATAAAGAATATTCAAAGTTATTAGAACAAGTGTTTGATAAAAGATTTTTAGTAACTATGAAGAATTTAGGAGAAGATTGTCTCAATAATGGAATAGGCTGGTTATATCCTCATTATAATTCGTTAGGAGAATTTGTATTTAAAAAGTTTGAACCTAGTGAAATTATTCCAGTATGGAAAGACCAAGAACATACTGAACTAGACTTTGTTATAAGAATCTATGAACTTCAAGAGTGGACAGGTAGCATATTGGAAACAGTAGAAAAAGTTGAAGTGTATAAAACTTCTGGTATTGATAGATATGGTTATAAATGGGGTTCTTTGAGATATGAAGGTCATACTAATTATATTTCATTAGGAGAACAAGAATACAACTGGCAAAAAATACCATTAATTCCATTCAAATATAACCAGATAGAAAAACCACTTATTAATAGAGTGAAGAATTTACAAGATGCAATAAATAAAATTTTATCCATGTTTCAAAACAATATGGAAGAAGATCCAAGAAGTACTATATTAATTATAACAAACTATGAAGGTCAAGACTTAGGAGAATTTAGAGAAAATTTATCCAGAGTTGGAGCTGTTAATGTTGGAAAAGATGGTAAATTAGAAAAACTTACTATAGAGGTTAATCATGAAAATTATAAATTTATACTTGATGAACTAAAAGATGCTCTTATAGAAAATGGAAGAGGATTTGACGCAAAAGATAAAAGAATGGGAGCAAATCCTAATCAAATGAATATCCAATCTATGTATTCTGATATAGATTTAGACGCTAATGGAATGGAAACTGAATTTCAAGCATCCTTTGATAAAACCCTATGGTTTGTTAATAATTATTTATCACATAAAGGATTTGGAGACTTTGAAAGCGAAAAAGCTCAAATCATATTTAACAAGGATATATTGATAAATGAAACAGATGCTATAAATAATTGTACTAAATCAGAGGGAATAATTTCTAAAAAGACAATAGTATCACAGCATCCTTGGGTAACTGATGTGGAAGCAGAACTTGCAGAAATGAAAAAAGAGGATGAATTAGAACCTTATGGAAATTTAGGTTCTGGTGATTTAAATGAAGAGTAAAAGCTACTGGGAAAAAAGACAAAGAGATAGAGAAAAGAAGGTATATAAAACTACTATTCAAGCGGAGAAAGCTCTTAAAATTGAAATGGTAAGGGCACAAGAAGAAATATTAGCTAATATAAATAATTTAATTGGAAAATATATGTCTGAAACAGGATTGAGTTATTCAGAAGCACAAAAAAAATTAAATTCAAACGAATATAAAGTATGGAGAAAAGATATCGAAGGATATCTAAAAGAATTAAAGCAATATGAAAATGTTAATCTTGAAAAGTATAAAAAAATAAAATTAGAACTTGAAACATTAGCTGTCAGAAGCAGAATAAGCAGACTTGAAAGTTTAGTCATACAAACTAACCAAGTTATAAATAAACAGAAATTTGAAGAAGAAAAGGAGGTTACTAATTATGTAAAAAATGTATATGAAACTACTTTTAAAGCTTTTCAAGAAGACATCGGTTTTAAAGGAGCTAACACAATTTTACCTCTCAATCAAATAGAGAGGGCTATACAATACCCATGGAGTGGAGAGAACTTTTCTGAAAGGATATGGAGCAATAGAGATAAATTAAGCCGAGTATTAAAAAAGGAGATAACTCAATCTCTTATACAAGGAGTAAATCCACAAAAATTAAATAAGAGAATAAGAGAACAAATGGGTAGTGGCTACAAAGAAACCCAAAGACTTGTAAGAACAGAATTGAATTATGCTCTCAATGAAGCCACAAAAATAGCATATGAAGAGGACGAAATAGAAGAATATGAGTTTTTAGCAGAGATCGACAACAGAACATCAGCGATATGTAAGGAACTTAATGGGCAGATTTTTAAAGTCAAGGATGCGGTTGTAGGAATTAATTATCCATCAATGCATCCAAATTGCAGAAGTACAACAATGCCAGTTATTAAATTTTAGGAGGTAAAAAGTGAAAAAAGAAGAACTAATCAAACTAGGACTAGATGAAGAAACAGCTAAAAAAGTTGAGGCTGCTTCTACCGAAGAGTTGAAAGGATATGTAGAAAAAACTAAATATAGTGAACTTGAAACAATTAAAAAACAATTGGAAGAGAGTAACAAAACTGTAAATAAACAGTTGGAAGATTTAAAGAAAAATACTGGGGATGCAGAAGCATTAAAAGCAGAGATACAAAAAATCCAAGATGAAAACAAAAACAAAGAAACAGAATATACAAATAATATAAAAAAATTAAAAGTTGATAATGCTGTTGAGTTGGCATTGATAGGAGCTAAAGCTAAAAATACTAAAGCTGTAAAAGCTTTACTCAATCTTGAAAACCTAGAAATAGGAGAAGATGGGAAAGTTAAAGGATTAGAAGATCAAATTAAAAATTTAACAAAAGATGAAGGAACAGCATTTTTATTTGAAGCTGAAAGCAAAACAGAAACTCCGAAAGGAACTGATCCAGCAGGGAAAAGTACAAAAAAAGATATAAAGGATATGACTTATAGTGAGATGGAAGCTTATTTAGCAGCAAATCCAGGAGCTAAAATTAATTAAAAAAGGGAGATGGTAAAAAATGGCAAAATTTAACGAAAAAACTTTTAATCCAGAAGCATTTGGGAAGTATGTTGACAGGATACCTAATCTTAAAAGATTGGAACTTATAAAGTCAAGAGCATTGAGAGGGAATGAACAGATAAGAGAAGCTTTCAGCAATCAGACAGGAACAGCTTATGCAACTATTCCAATGTTTGGAACATTAGGAGGAACTCCTGTTAATTATGATGGGAAAACTGATATTACAGAAGAAACAACAGATACTTATGAAAGAGGGGTAGTAGTAATTGGAAGGGCTAAAGCTTGGACAGAATTAGACTTTTCAGCTGATATAACTGGTGGAGTAGAATTTATGGACAATGTGGCAGCACAAGTATCTGAATATTGGGGAGATATAGATCAAAAAACACTTTTATCTATATTGAATGGTATATTTTCGATGACAGGTGCAGGAAACTTAGCATTTGTTGATGGGCATACTTATGATATTACAGGGAAAACAGGAGATGAAGCAAAAGTAGGAGTAACTACTCTCAATTCTGCTATTCAGCAAGCTGGGGGAGATAATAAAAATAAATTCTCAGTTGTAATTATGCATTCTACTGTAGCAACAAACTTAGAAAATCTTAATTTGTTAGGATATCTAAAACAAACAGATGCAAATGGAGTCCAAAGAGATTTAGCATTAGGTACTTGGAATGGAAGATTAGTATTAATAGATGATGATATGCCGACTGAGGAAGTGGATGAATCATCATCAGGAGCAGGAGATGGATATACAAAGTATACATCATATGTTTTAGGAGATGGGGCAATTGATTATGAAAATATAGGAGCTGAAATCCCTTTTGAAATGTCAAGAGATCCTAAAACAAATGGAGGAAAAACAACTCTTTATTCAAGACAAAGAAAAGTATTTGCACCTTATGGAATTTCATACACAAAGAAAACTCAAGCTTCTCTATCTCCAACAGATGCAGAACTTGAAAATGGTGGAAACTGGGAACTTGTAAATAATGGTTCTGCTTCTAAAAAGGCTTATATAAACCATAAAGCAATTCCAATAGCAAGAATAATTTCTAAAGGATAGTGATTAAAATGGCTGTTTATGATGATATAGTAATGAGATTGAAGTTTTTTAAATATACAGTTAAAGAAGAAGATAAAGAAATAATAGAATACCTTATGAAAAAAGTCTTAAACAGTATTAACAATATAACTAATCAAGAATATACTCAAGAAACTATTCCTGATGGATTAGTAGAATTGTATGTTGATAAAGTTGTTGGAGAATTTCTGATGCTAAAAAAAACTACAGGGGAATTGGTCGGAATAGACCTTTCCTCTGTTGGTAAAAGTGTGAGTGTTGGAAAGGTAAAAGTTGAATATGCTGTTGATTCTCAATATTCAAATCCAGACAAAATATTTAATGATAGGATAAATTATCTTATGTATGGAAGAGATGAAGAATTATATACATATAGGAGGTTCAAATGGTAAAGGTAGATGACTTTTATACTGATACTGTAGATGTATGGAGACCTCGAAAAATAGATGATGAAGATGGTGGACGTACAGATGAAGATTTTCTTTTATATTCAGGCATTAAATGTATGCTTGATAGGGAAAGTTCTACTTCTACAGAAGGTTATCCTGTAAATAGCACAACGCAAACTTTTACCTTATTCACTCATATAGATACTGACATACAGCAAAATGATAAATTAATAGTTTATAGAGGAAATGAAAAATATACCTTTAGAGCAGGGCTGCCATTTGCTTACTATCATCTTTTACCACATAAGGAAATTGTAATGAGTGAGGTGCTTGAAAATGAAGATAAAGGGGATGGATAGTTGGCTTGAAAGGATAGAAACTCTTAAAAGAGAATTTCCAAAAGAAACAGGACAGTTCCTATTAAAACAAGCTAATGCAGTTATAAGGGATGCTAAACAATATACACCAGTTGATACAGGAACTTTGAGAGCTGCATGGCATAGAACAGGAAAAACAGAAAGAAAAGAGTTCCAACAAATAGTTTACAACAATACTGACTATGTGAATCACATTGAGTATGGGCATAGATTAAAACGAGGTGGAAAGATAGTTGGGTTTATTCAAGGTAGAAGAATGCTACATAAAGCAATATTTAATAGAAAGTTGAATTTCTATAGAGATCTTGAAAAAATGATGGGAAAATTAATGAGGTAAATTATGAAAGTTGTAGATATAAGAAAAGCTATTGTAAAGAAACTAGCAGAATTAGGAATAGATGTTGAATATGAGAATATAAACAAAATAGATAGACCTTGTTACTTTGTTGATTTATTAACATATTACAAAGAATGGGATAGTAACTATAGAGAATTGAAAACTCTTAACTACGATATTATGTATTTTCCTAAAAAAAAGGAAGGAAATAATACTGAAACTTGGGAAGCTTTAGAAAATGTAGACAATCATTTTGAAGTATTTGGTAATAAAATATTGCCTGTGTTAGATAGAAGATTGACTATGGCAGATACTAATATGCACATAGTTGATACAGTAGGACATTATGAATTTAGCATCAGCTTATTTGATCAGTATGGAAAACCATATGATTATGAGCTTATGCAAGAATTAGAAGTTAAATTTAAAGATTTGAACTTATCATTCAAGTCATAAAGGAGGGAATAAATGGCAGGAGTAGGACAAATAAAGCCAACACCAGATATAAGTGTTGTATTTAAAACTTTGGCAACAACTGTTATACAAAGAAGTGCACTGGGTATACTTTGCATGGTGCTTAAAGATACTAAACAAACTGAAAAGTGGGTAAATGTTGGGACTATAGCAGACATAGATGAAACTAAATGGGATACAAAAAGTATAAATTTAATAAAGCTAGCTATGTATACTTACAGTCCAAAGAAAATTTTAATAAGAGTGCAAGGAGCAGAAGAACAAATATCTACTATTCTCACAGAAATAAAACAGAGAAAAATAAACTGGTTGGTAGCTCCTAATGCTACAGAAGAAGAAGACACTACTATTGTTCTTTGGGTAAAACAAGTTTTTGGAACTGAAGCAATAGACAAGACAGTAAAATATATTAGTTCCTTTGCTACTAATACAGACCATGTAGCTATTGTTCAATTAAGTAATAAAACTTTTAAATCTAAACTAGGAGAATTTACAGGACAAGAATACACAGCGGCACTAGGTGGAATGTTTGCAGGACTTCCTCTAAATATATCAGCTGATAATTTGATTATGAGCGATTTGATAGAGGTTGATGATGTAGAAGCAGCTCTAGGAAAACTAAGCTTATATAATGATGATGGAAAAGTAAGGATAAACATGGCAGTAAACAGCAAGACAGCTTTTGATAGCACTTGGAAATCTGATACTAGGTTCATTAAGGTTGTTGAAGGTATGTGTATTGTTGTAGATGATATAAGAGATACATTCAGAAATTATTGGATGGGTAAATATATAAATAACTATGATAACAAAATGAATTTTTGTTCAAATGTTAATAAAATATATTTTAAAGACCTTCAACCAAATGTATTAAGTGCTGATTATGACAACAGAATAGAGATAGATTATGATGAACAAAGAAAAGTTGTAGTTGCAGATAGTAAAGACCCAGATGAGTTGACAGAATTAGAAATATTAAGTTATCCAAGTGGACATCAAGTATTTCTTGCTGGTGATGTAAGATTTGCTAATACAATGGTTGATTTACATCTTGTAATAACAATGTAGGAGGTTTAAATGGTAAGAGAGAATTTAAGAGGAAATAAAACGCTTACTGGAGGGTATGGTAAGTTATGGGTTGATAATGAACTCATAGCTGAATTTTCAGCAGTAACAGCTTCTATTACAGCTAATAGATCAGATGTACAGCTTGGAATGTCTGTAGATAGTAAAATAACAAGCTTTACTGGAGAAGGAACATTAACCCTTTACAAAGTGTATTCGAGGGCTAATAAAATTTTGAAAGACTGGAAAAAAGGGAATGATACAAGAAGCAAAATAGTCTTTTCTATACTTGACCCAGATGCAGTAGGAAGACAAGAAGAAAGAGTATCTATAGACAATGTTTGGTTTAATACTTTAAATATAATAAATGCAACTAAAGGAGAGGCTATATCAGAAGAAATGCCATTTGGTTTCACTCCTGAAGATGTTGAATATGAGGGGGAAATTAAATAATGAATAATGAACTTTTAACAATAGAAGATATTTTAGGATTAGCAACAAAACCAAAAAAAGAAGAAGCTATAAAAGTAAAAGTTAAAAGGCTAGATAAGTTGATTGAACTAAGACCATTAAACTTCAAAGAGCTTATGACAGTGATAACAGAACAGCAAAGTGATGAACTTTTAATTTATGACAACTGTATAAGCCCTAATTTAAAAGATGGGAAATTAAATGGAATAGCATTTGAACCAGCTGAAATAGTAGGGAAAATATTCACAGTTGGAGAAGTAAGAGAAATAGCAAAGGCTATACTTGATAAATCTGGCTTTTATGGAAAAGATGCAATAGAAATAGTCGAGAACGATATAAAAAACTCATAAAGAGTGATTGGAGAGCTTTCACAATCGCTCACTACCTTAACAAAGGGCATACATTAAAAGAGCTTAGAGAACTCAAGACGAAAGACCTCCTTATAATGTATGGCATGATAATGTAATAAAAAAATGAACCTTGGCAATTGAATATCTGAGGATTGGAAATAAAGAGAACTTTATTAATTTTAGTATACTTAATAGGGAGGGATAATGACACTCAAAATAGCATGGCTAGATATAAATATAAAGTTTAAAAATGATGTTAAATTGAATGGAGTGAATGTTGATGGGTACTTTTCTCCAAGAGAAAAAGAAATATTAATTGATGATGAATTGCCTAAGCATATGAAACAAAAAGTTCTTTTACATGAATTAGTTCATGCCATGTTATTTGCATTTGGTAGATATGACTATGATGATGAGAATTTAGTTGATACTATAGCTTCTGGTATAATAACTTTACTCAAAGACAATAAGGAAGAGGTCATAAAAGTAATGTCTGATATATAAAAAATAAACATGAATGAAAAATAGAAAAGGAGGGAATAAATTGGATAAAAACAAAGAAAATATAACGGGAATAGGAATACCAATATACGATCCTAAGGGTAAATGGATAGGTAATATTTTAGTAAATGAGAAATTAGAAGTTGTAGATTGGTTAAAATATGGCTATAAAGTTGGAGAAGGGGAATAAATCCCCTTCCATTTTTTAATAAATCCTAATTGAAACTTTGGCATTACCGCCATCAACAACTACATGCCATATTCCGCTGTGTGGAATAGGGATTAATGCAGGCGAATGATTAAAATGACCACCATAATAATCAAATTTTTTTCCACTCTTGTATTTTGCTAAGTTATTTGAATCTAAAAGGATAACATTACAAGAAGTTCCGGAAATAGTAGCCTCAATAGTTTTGCCACCTTCTTGATAATTCAAGGGAGTGTATAGATAATTCATTAATTTTCCTCCTTTCTCAATTTAAATACAAATTCACTCCTTTCTCAAAGGTAATTATACCTTTTTTGAAAGTTAAAATCAAACCGGTATTGTACACATAGAAATAAAAAAGTCAGAGAAACTAACAACTAAAGAATAAAAACAATCCCCTAGTATTTCTACTGGGGGATTTTAATTAATTAAATGCCTTGACTTTTATGTGATGTGAGGTAAAATTATAGTATATGAATTACATAAAAGGAGAGTGTTATGAAAAAATTATTGATATTATTATTTAGTTTACTGGTTTTTAGTTTTAGTTTTTCTTGGGAAAAAATTCGTCAATCAGATGAATTTGGTTATCCTACTAGCTTTTATATGATTGGTCAAACTACTGATAATTCTTATGGAATATTATTAATTGGAAGAAGTGAAGAATTGGGCATGACAGCAGCATTTAGATTTATAGGAGCTGATTTCCCATCAAAAGAAGTATCAATGAAATTGAAATCCAAAAATGGCATTGATGAAGTTGACGGATTCATGAGTGGAAATACAGTACTTTTTCGTGGGTTAGATTCTTTCACTATAATTAGAGCTTTACGAGATAGCAATATAGTAAAATTTAATATTAATGGTGCTAACTTTGGAGTTTCTGGCACTGGATTTACCAAGTTGTATAAAGAAGCTTATTGGAAAGATTTTGATTTTGATAAACCAAGTCGTAAACCAGCAAAAGGAGAAAAAACATGGAGCTTAGTTGAGGGCATAGGCGAAATAGAAGCAGAAGATGATATATGGCATTACTAAATAGGAGTTAGATAATTATGAAAAAAATTTTGACGTTATTATTTGTTTTATTAATCTTTAATTCAGGTTTTTCAGAAGATAATTATTTGAAAAATATAAATACTGAAGAGCTTCAAAATATTTTAATAGAAAATGGATTTAATTTAAAAGAAGACAGTTATCTTAAGGGGATATTTTTTTATAAAAAGGAAGACGGCAAGTTTAGTCAAAAGGTAACACTTGTTTCAGACAACGGCAAACTAACATCATTAGGAATAGCCGCTTTTCATTATGCAACTAATTCTAGACAAAAAATAATAAAAAACGATTTATTGCATTTAGTAATTAAAATAAACAACGCAATAGAAGATGAAGAAATGAAAAAAAATATTTTAAATTCTGTGTATGATATAGCTACCGATTCGATGGAAGGTAACCCTAACACTAAAGAATACAAAGAAAAATTAGGGAAAGTTTACGAATTCGACAACTATACTATAATTTCAGAAAGTATGGATAACTTCAAAGGTTTGGATATATCGTGTAATAATATAGAATTTGATTAACAAAAATAAACAAAAAATAATAAGTTTATTCCAATCCTCAGATATTCAATTATCTGGGGATTTTTTTATGTCAAAAATAAAGGAGAATAGATAACATGAGCAACTATATATTGAGTGCAGCTTTAGAATTAAAAGATAAATTTTCTTCTCAAATAGATTCAGCTTCTAAAAGTTTTAAGAACTTTAGTAGTCAAGTGGCTGATGGTGGGAAAGTAATTGGTGGTTCTTTAAAAGGCATAGGCAATCAATTAGGAGTTACAGCTGAAAGATTTAAAAAAGGTTTTAATACTGTAGAAAGATATGGAAAGATAGCAACAGCAGCAACAGTTGCATTTACTGGAAAATCATATCTAGGTTGGGTTGATTTAGAAGACCAATTGTTGAGAAATGCAGCTATAACAGGAGCCAGCGCAAAAGAGCAAGAAAGGCTAAATAAACAAGTTATTACACTAGGAAGAGAAACAAGATTTACAGCAAAACAAGTAGCAGAAGCTCAAATGCATCAAGCTATGTCTGGTAAAACTGTCAATGAAATTTTAGAAATAACTCCAACGTTATTAAAAATGTCTATAGCTTCTGGTGATGATTTAGCTACAACATCGAGTTACTTAACAAATTCCATGACAGCTGCTGGAATAAGCATCAAAGATACAACAAGATACGCTGACTTATTAGCTAATATGTCAATGAGAACAAACATGACCATGAGTGACATGGCTGACACGATTTTAAAAATAGGAACTTTAACAAAAGGGCAAGAAAAGATTGAAGATATAGCTACAGCAATGGGAGTACTAGCAGACAATGGTATAAGAGGAGCAGAAGCTGGAACCGCAATGAAAGCTATATACGCTAGACTTTTCAAGGCTCAAGATGATAAAAAAATGCAAAAGTTATTCAAAAAATATGATTTGAATTTATACAAAGAAGTAATAGGGGCAGACGGGGAAAAACACATTGAATGGAAAGGGATACTGGAAATAATTGAAGATATGAAACCAGCTTTTCAAAAAATGAACGCAGCAGAACAAAACTATTTTATGACAACAGTTGCAGGTGCTCATCACATGGATGCGTTCTCAGCTTTGCTAAAGGCTACTAATGAGCAACTTGAAAAATCTAAAAATGCAGCCAATAACGCCGAAGGGTCGCTTGATAAATTTTATAAAACAGTAATAAAAGGTAGCAAACAAACGTTAGAAGAATTTAAAAGCGCGGTAGACGGTTTTGGTAATGCTTTAGGTGAGGGATTGGCTCCAATAATCGATGAAAAATTAAAAGAAATGACAAAGGCTATAAACGGAGTTACCGAACAACAATTATCCACTAAAAATATAAACGCCTTCTTAGATGAAATAGAGGAAAAAGCTAAAATTGTCATGGGGACTTATGTTGCTCTTAAAGGGGCTATATTCGCAACGTCTCATCCGTATTTGGCAGCAGCGATGACTGGTTGGGGAACAGGAGTATATCTCGGTAATAAATTAGGTAGTGCCTTAGAGCCTTATGTTAATTCGCCAAAAATGATAGAATGGAGAGATAAAAGAGCAAAAGAAAGAGAGAATAATTTAGGATTAAGCACATCTCAACTAGCAGAAAGTTTTTTCAAAAGAAAACAAAATTCCGTTTCAGAATTTGGGGGTTATTTAACAACAAATGGTTTTGTTTCGGGCGGCAATAATATTACTCAAAATCCTAGTGTTTTCAACCAAGGAACTGCTGGAGTGAATATAACAGGAGTGTCAATTCAAATAGGGGATAAAAATGTAAACAGAGATGAGCTTGTAAAAGAAATAGGAGAACAGATGGTAAAACAAATTGAAGAAGCCCAAATGACACAACAATAGGAGAGTGGATATGAAGCCTAATTTTATATTATTAAACGGTAAAATACCTTTTGTATTTGTGATACCACCACTTGATTTAGAAATAACAACAGAACAAAATACAGTATCTATAAATATAATAGACTTTGGAGAAAAGGTTAATTTCGGGGAAAGAAGATGTGACAGAATAAGTTTCAGTACTTTTCTACCATCAATGACATCACGTTTCTTTTCGTTTAAAAATCCATTGCCACCAACAGCAGCAATAGAACTTTTAAAAAAATGGAAAAAAGAAAAGAAAGAATTAACCTTTATTGTTCCAGAATTACTAATAACATATAAGTGTAAAATAGATAGATTGCAATATAGTGTAACTGAAAGAACAAGGGATATGAACATAAAGATTTCATTAGTTGAAACTAGAGATCAAGGAAAAATAACTGATAATGTAACTGGCTTATATAAGAGGGATTAATTATGATAGAGATAAAAATAAATGGAACTGTATATAAAAAAAAATTTACTAAAGTTGAATGGGGTGGGGGGATATATGGAAGTTCAAGGAAGTTAAATGTTGACTTTCCAATATCAGAAAATATAAATGTTGAGGTAGGAGATAATATTGAATTTAAACTAGATGGAACAGAAACTTTATTCAAAGGGAAAATATTTACAGTAGAAAAAAATACAGATAGAAAAAATGTAAATTTTATTGCTTACGACAACTCTATTTATTTGAATAAAAATTTCTTTGTAAAAAATTATTTTAATAGAGTTCCATCTGAAATAGTAAAAGAAATATGTGGAGAATTAGGACTTGAAGTTGGGAGACTTCCAAAAGATAAAGTTAAATGCACTTTTCCAGCAATAAATAAATCAGCATATCAAATAATTTTGGCTGCTTACACTATACAACACAATAAAGATAAAGCTATATATTCAGTTTTTTGTGATAATGGGAAAATAGAAATAGCAGATCAAGGGGTATTGTTAGAGGATTTAGAGCTTGATTCTTACAACGATTTGAGAAGTACAAGATATAGTGAATCTATCGAAGAAATGGTCAATCAAATAATTGTTTATAAAACAGAAAAAGAGAAACAACAAATAATTGATAAGGTAGCCAATGAGGAAGATAAAAAGAAATATGGGCTATTTCAAGATGTTGTTGAATATACTAAGGATATGAACAATATCTTTAATGCCAGAGATATGCTAAAGGGTAAACAGAGTTATGCTAATGTCATTGCAAATGGTAATCCTGATTTAATAGCTGGGTATTCCGTGGCAGTAAAAGAACATAATAAAGGTTTAATAGGAAGTTTTTTAATTAAAAATGACAAACATATTTTTCAAGATGGTGATTATAACGTAGAAATGGAACTTATTTTCGATAACGTGATGGATAAAGTTGAGCTTGAACAAAAAGAGAAGAAAAAGAAGAAAAAACGTGAAGAAGTAGAATGGGATTTTATAGAAAGGATAAAATAATTTTAAAAAGGAGGTTTGGATGTCTGATTGGGCTAATGATTTAATATCGATGATGAAAGAACAAGGCGTAACTATGCCAACGCAACTTATAGCAAAAGTAGAGACAGCACCCCCAGAACTAACATTAAGATTCTCTGAACAAGTTATTCCTTCAAAACAAATATATTGCAGTAACTATTTATTACCTCATTACCATAGAGATTATACAATAGATGGAACAGTAGACGATATAGAATTAAGTTTAAGTAAGATGGAAGTTAATAACACTACAAGTACATCACCTGCTGGTGAAGGTTCACACACACATGCTATACCGAGCATAAAAGGGGTAGAGGGAACAGCGGGAAGCTTAAAAGGTAAAGGAACATACAAGACACACGGTGATATATGGTTTGAGGACACGCTAAAGGCTGGTGATGAGGTTTTAGTAAATATAGTGGGTGTTTATTGGGTAGTTGTAAGTAAAATTACTAAAATGCCATCAGGAGCAATAGAGGGGGTATAATGTGGCAGGATTTGAAATATTTTTAAATGAAACAGAAACACAAGAAAGTGAATTGCCTTTATTTAAAGAAATGGCTATTGATTTTGAAACTGGAGAACCTATTATAAAAAATAATGAGATAGTTACATTGGAAGGTTCAGAAGCTCTTAAAGTATGGATATGGAGAGCTTTGAAAACGGAGAGATATAAATACAAGGCTTATAGTAACAACTACGGAAATGAGCTAAAAGAACAGCTAGGAACTATATATGATAAAACTATTAAGGACGCTATCTTAGAAAATGAAATAAGAGAATGTTTAGGAGTAAATCCATATATAACAAGGTTGCATAGCTTTAGCATTGAAACTCCTGAAGGGATGCAACATCCATATATTTATTTTTCTGTAGATACAGTATATGGAACTATTGAAAATATGGGGGTAGATGCAATTGGACTTTAAAACTTTAATTGGAATAAGAAATAATATACTAGGAAATATGCAAAATCCCTTATCTAAAATTGAGGGAACATATGATTATGATATAGCAGCAGCAACAGCATTAGAAATAAAAGACTTATACGATTATTTGGAATGGTGGAGTAAGCAAACATTTATAGATACAGCCACAGAAAACGAATATGTAGATAAACATGCTTTAATATTTGGAGTTCAGAGAAGAAGCGAGGTTAAAGCATCTGGAGAAATAACTATAACAGGAAAAACAGGAACTACAATACCAAAAGGAACAATAGTATTAAGTAGAACAGGAATAAAATATGAAACTTTATCTGTAGCATTGATAGGAAGTGATGATAAAGCTAAAGCTAGAATACAAGCTTTAGTTGGTGGAGTTAATGGAAATTGTGGAGTAGGTGATATAGTAGCCTTTGAAATAGCAGACACTAATATATACACAGTTACAAATGAGGAAGCTATAACAGGTGGATTCGATATTGAAAGTAATGAGTCCTTAATAGCTAGAGCAAAAGAAAAAATAATGAGACCAGCACATAGTGGAAATGAAAATGATTATAAACAATGGGCTAAAGAGGTTGAAGGGGTAGAAAAAGTTGATGTTATTCCTGTATGGAATGGAGGCGGAACTGTAAAAGTAATTATAAGCGGCTATGACTATAATGTAGCAAGTCCAGAGCTTGTAGAAGCAGTAAAGAATAGAATAGAGCAAGCAGATGGCAGACCGATTGGAGCAGATGTTACTGTAGTAAGTTATATAAAATATGATCTTGATATAGTAGCAACAATTAAAATAGCATCTGGCTATGATATAGAAACAATAAAGCAAGATGTAACAGCAGATATCCAAAAAGGAATAATGAACAATACTATTCAATACACTTCTAATGCTAATGCTACAATAGTTAGTATAGGAAAAATTGGAGCTGTAATATTATCTGTAGATGGAGTTCTTGACTATACCTCGCTATCTGTGAACGGAGAAACAACTGGGAATATAGAAGTTGAAAGAGATAAGATTGTTGTACTAAACAATGTAGAAATCATGCAAGGGGTAAGGTGAATGCTATATGATTAAATACATAAGCAACATAGCTAGAAACTCTTTAATGGAAGATTTGTTTAACTCAATTGAGATGCAAGTTGACATAGGAAGAAAGGATATAAGTCAATACAATACATACACTTTCATAATTGATTCAACCGAAGAAACAATCAGCAGATGGGAAAAGTTTATGGAATTAAAACCTGTGGATAATTACTCACTTCAAGACAGAATTGAAAGAGTAATCTATACTATCCAAGCTAAAGGTATATTTACACCCAGCTTTCTAAAAGAACAAGCAAAAATATTTACAAATGGAGAAATAGAAGTTATAGAAAACTTTAACGATTACCATTTTATAATATCTTTTACATCTGTAATAGGAATTCCACCAAATATGGATAATTTCAAAGAAATGGTGGACTTGAATAAACCAGCTCATTTGACTTACGAAATAAGAATAAGGTATAGAACTTGGGGAGAATTATCACCTTACAAATGGAAAGAATTAGAACCATTTACTTGGGATGAAATTTATCAAAAGGCAGAAATAAAATAAAAAAAGGGGGAACTAATGGGAATATTAACGAATTTCTTAAAACTATTAAAACCAGAGCCAAATGACTTTGTTGATGTAACAAAACATATTTCCGAAAATTATGACAAATTAGACCAAAACGCTAAAACAACTAATCAGGCTTTAACAAATTTAAATAATAGCAAACTAGACAAAGGCACATATCCAGGAAATGCCAGTGATTTAAATACTGAAATATCTAAGATAGCATCTACCACACAGTTAGGAAGAATAATAGTAGGTGATAATTTAATAATTGATGAAACTGGAAGATTAAGTGGAAATCCTGCTGTAGATATAAGAGGAAAAATGGATAAATATCAAGAGAGAAATGATATAAGAGATTATGACGATCTAATAACAGATGGTTTTTATATATTGAAAGGGAGTACAAGTAGTCCTCCATCGACAAATGCTCCATATGGAGATCAAGCATTAGTTCAAGTATGGACTTATGGAGGTTTTATATATCAAAATGCAGTATCTTATTATAATGTAGAGGCACAATTTACAAGGTGTTTTCTAAAAGGAGTAAAAAATACTAAATGGGAAAGGATAGTTAACACAGCAAATTATTCATTTATGTGTCCTTATAGTATTGGGGATATTCTACTTACAGCAAGTAATCAAAATCCAGCAGTAAAATGGGTGGGAACAACTTGGGAGAAAATAGAAGGGCGATTCCTGTTGGGGTCTAGCAGTAGCTATGCTCTTGGAAGTACTGGTGGAAGTGCTACAACTACCCTTACAAAAGCTAACTTACCAGCCACTAAACTACAGTTAGATTCCTTTAGCTTAGGAAGAGGTACACAAGAGATAACTGGTAGCTTTATGCAAGCATCTAAAGAATTAAAATATGCTGCTACAACTGGAGCCTTCTCTAAAACTAATGGAAGTTGGTTACATGGCTCAAGTGTTAGTGATAATAGCGATAGTGTGAAGTTCAATTTTACAGCTTCTAATAGTTGGACAGGAATGTCTACCAGCGCAGCTCCTTATACACAAAATATGGGAGATGGAACAGCTTTTAATAATATGCCTCCATATCTAGTTGTTAATATCTGGAAAAGACTAACTTAATCTCTTCCAAATATGCACTGTATAGTAAGCGGGATCCACTAATTTTATATTAAAAAACTAAATTTATAAGGAGTGATAAAAAATGAGTAAAAAATATATTTATATAAGTAGAGAACAAGCTAAAAAAGGAGTGTCTTGTGTTTTCGCTGTTAAAGATGAGCCTATAAAAAATATGGCAGAGTACTTTGAAGGAAAAGCTTGTTTATATGTAGGGGAAGACCTACCACATTTTATAACATATTTACCAGAGCTAGACACCATTCGCGAGGCTACAGAAGAAGAGAAGCTGGTAAGACAGCAAAGAACTTTGGCGGAAAATGAGCTGCTTATAGATGGCAAAATTACCAGCTATGACCCGTATAGCCAAAAAATTATAGATGGTGTAATTGTGGAAAAGACAAGAGAGGATTATATACAAGAATGGATTATAACACTAGAAACAGAAAAGGCAAAGGCTAGAGCAGAAAGAGAAAAGATATTTAATGCACTGGACTTGTATGACAAGGCTGTTTTGAGGGGAGATATAGAAGAAAGTGTAGAAGGGAAAGCAGCCAGAGACAGCTTTAGAGAAGCATGGTTAGAGCTTCCTAATAACTATGTAGATATAAATACTCCAATAGAAGAATTATATCCAATTTTACCTAGTATAATTGCATACTTTGCCTAAAATAAAGCTGTTATAATCAAAATTATTCAGCTGTAAAAATAATTTTTAAAGGAGAAAAATCATGAATATAAGAGATATAATGGAGAATATAAACTTAGAAAAAATTATGAAAGTAATAGCGCTAAATGAAATATCAGGAAATGAAAATGTTATATGTAAATTTAGTTATGCAGGTGGAAAATCAGGTTATAGCTTTGGGAGAAGTCAATTTGATGTGACCCATAATGCAAGAGCCAGAAATTTTTTAAAAAATATATGTGGATTTTCAAATCAGGATATGGAAAAATTATTGAATCTTGATAAGGATATAAATCATTTGAATGAAAGATTAAGGCTGTTCAGAGCTGATATAGACAAACTTGATAGGGAACATATACAGCAAGTGATAAATTATGTGGCTAGTCTTGATGGACTTCCAGAGTTTGAAAATGAAAAGACTTTTGCTCATTTAGTAGATTATCACAATCAGTTTAATATTAGTAAGAATGGACTTATGCACAGATTTATAAAAGGTAAAAAAATATTAAAATCTGAAGATATTTTAAACTTCAAATTAAAAGAAACAAAATGGGGTAGAGAGCAACCTAGAGACGTAAAAAGAAGATATAACAATATAGAAAATAACTGGAAATAAGGAGAGCGTTAAATGAATAGAGAAACAATACTTTTAATAATAACAATTATTTTATCTATAGCTGGAATCTATTACTTGTATAGATACAAAAAAGAAAATTTATGGGTAATAGCTTGTTATGTAGTAACAAGGGCAGAGGAAGAATTTATATCAGGGCAAGGGAAACAAAAACTTGAGTATGCTATAAAAGAATTTAAAAAAAGCATTCCTGGATATTTATCCTGGCTTATATCAGAAAAATTTATAATTTCTTTAATAGAAGAAGCTCTAAAAGTACTTCAAGAGACTTTTAAGAACTCTAAGGATAAACAACTCATAATAGTGAATGAAATCCTTAAAACAGCAACCACAGGAGTTCCAAAGGATGTACTAAAAGTAGCAGAGGAAATGCAAAAAGATATAAATAGCAAAGGATATATAGAAGGCTACTTAGAAGGAAGAACTGATTTAAAAGGAAACTCTAATTTAGTTGGTGGAGTAAAAGCAGGGATTAAAATATAAAGTTGGAGGAACATAATGGATGGACTACTAAAAGAATATATAAATTTGGCAAAAATAGGGCTCGCTATGATATGGACAAGTTGGATAAGCTTAATATTATATTTAATAGGAGGCTTTGATATTTTGTTTAAGGCATTGTTGATAATGATGGTACTTGATTATATAACAGGAGTTGCAAAAGGCTTTAAAAACAAAAATGCTAATTCTAACAGAGCATACAAAGGTTTGAGAAAAAAAATGATTGTACTTGTTATAATTGTAGCAGCTACCCAGATGGATATGATTTTGCAAGGTATGGGGATAAGAACCCTTGTATTAATGTTCTATGTAGCAACAGAATTTTTATCTATTTTAGAAAATGCAGCTATACTAGGAATACCTATACCAGAAAAATTAAAGGTAGCATTAGAACAATGTAGAGATAAACAAGATATAAAAACTAAATAAAAGCAACCAAAAATTGACAACAGATAAAAAATAGAGTATAATTATAGTAATAAAACCTTCCCCAAGATGTTTATTAAAGATGATAGAAAAAAGAAGAAAAAGAGCTTTTAATCTTATTAGCTCTTTTTTTCTTTTGATTTAAAAAAGGAAATTGAAGTTTATGGAGTATATTGTATGTGCTCGGGTAGAGTGTTGGGGTAAGAAGGCTGAGGAGGGCTAGAATTTTTTAACTCTCCTAGCTCTAATAAAGACAAATATACATTAAATAAATTAAAAAGGGAGCCTCTGGAAAGGAGACTCCTTTTTGTGTAAAAAATAGCTGTAATATTCTTTTGAATTAAGGATATAAGGAAGTTTTAATTACAGCTGAAAATACCTGTAATTTCTGTAAGAATTGACCTCACAGAATTGATTTTAAAGGGCTTTGGGAGAGTAAGGCTATGCAGAGTATGGCTTGATTTTTAAAGAAAAAGAGAAGATTAATTTCCTCTCTTTCTTATATTAAGGTATATTAAGTTAAGTTCGCTTCTTCGCACCATAATT